CAATAATGAGGAGTATTGCAGAAAGGTAGTTCCACATCTTAAGAAAGAATACTTTGCGGATCGCAAAGATGCTATGATCGCAAGTCTTGTTGTTTCCTTCTTCACGAAGTACAATAAGACAGCATCCACAGAAATCCTAGCTATTGAGATTGCCAACCTTAAAGGGTTGACTGATAAAGAAGTCCCAGAATATACTGAGTATCTTCAGACTCTTAACACAGCAGAAAAGAATCAAGAATGGTTGCTTGAACAAACAGAGCAATTCTGTAAAGACCGAGCAGTTTACAATGCCATTCTTGCTTCCATTAAAATCATTGAAGGAAAAGATCAAGTCCACAGTAAGGATGCGATTCCCTCTTTGTTGTCCGAAGCACTTGGTACTTGTTTCGACAATCACATTGGTCATGATTATATTGAGAATGCTGAAGAACGATTTGACTTCTACAACAGAGTAGAAGAAAAGATTCCGTTCGACTTGGAGATGTTCAACCTAATCACTAAGGGTGGTCTGTCTCGTAAAACTCTAAACATTGCACTTGCCGGTACTGGTGTTGGTAAATCTCTGTTCATGTGTCACGTGGCAGCTGGTGCACTGACCAAGGGTAGAAATGTCTTATACATAACTATGGAAATGGCTGAAGAGCGTATCGCAGAACGTATTGATGCGAATCTCTTGAACCTGACCATGGATGAGTTGAAGGTTGTTGATAGAGAAGTCTTCAATACGCGTATTGGTAAAATCGCTAAAAAGACTCAAGGTAAACTAATCGTCAAAGAGTATCCTACTGCTTCGGCGCACGCTGGACATTTCCGTGCCTTGCTGGAAGAGTTGAAGCTGAAGCGAGAATTCTGCCCTGACATTATCATGATTGACTACCTTAACATTTGCGCTTCTCAACGTATGAAGCAAGGAGCGAATGTAAATTCTTATACATATGTAAAGGCGATCGCTGAAGAGCTCCGTGGCTTGGCAGTTGAGTATAACGTTCCGATTATTTCGGCAACGCAGACTACCAGAGGCGGATTCACTAACAGCGATCCAGGATTGGAAGATACGTCGGAATCATTCGGATTGCCTGCCACTGCTGACTTCATGTTTGCTCTGGTATCAAACGAAGAACTTGAGCAGTTGAATCAGATCATCGTTAAACAATTGAAGAATCGTTACAATGATCTGAACTACTACAAGAGATTTGTGCTTGGCATTGATAGAGCGAAGATGAAACTCTATGATGTTGAGATTTCTGCTCAAGATGGTTTGTCCGACGCGGGTAAACAAAGCCATGATGACGGTCCGATGTTTGATAAGAGTGAATTCGGTAAACGGTTGAAGACAGATGGCTACGAAGGTTTTAAGTTCTAAGGAGAATTATATGGTAAAGGTTATTGTCGCTGATAGAAAACATGATTGCACTCATTTGTTGGGTCAATTTCTAGATGAGTCTCACTACGATGTTCTGTTGGAAGAAGATTGTGATGTTTACGCACCGCCAGAATATGGTGCTTCTGACGTTAAGTCTGAGCGTAGAATAATCATGAAGTTTCGCAAGAACTTCTTCACCAAAGAACAACAGGATGCTGCTTATGTAGGATTGCGCGAAGCTGCCATTGAAACTCAGAACAGAGGTTTGGCTGCTGGTCCTCGCGCAGACAAGCTAGGTAACCGCGAGTGGGTCACCGAGTATGAGTATGACATGGTCGACTACTTTCTCAAGCCAACTGGCAACTTGTTCGGAGAAGATCCAGTAGAAGAAATTCGTAAGAAGCATGCTTCTAAGAAAGGCGTTATCTCGAATCGCTCCAATGTGTGGTCCATTGAACGTGTTCAGAAAGATAAGTTCAACTTCGAAGCATGGGTAGATGCCACTAAAATTCTTTCCGAAGATGACCAAATTGCTTCTGCCAAGTACGTTGCCGAGAAATTGATCTGTGCCACCACCTATGCTAACTCTGTTAACTCTGGCATTGCCGGTTGGTTCGATCGCTATCCACGCATCCCTTATGGTCGCGCAACTTCTTATACTCAGAAGAATCCTGAGAAGTTTGCCATGGCTTTCCCATTCTTACAATCCCTAGCTGCTGGATTCAAGGACCTGCTTCCATGGCGTTATGCCAATCAAATGGAAGCAGCATCTAAAATCGACAAGCAATTCTTAGTTCCCGGTACACCATTCACCACTGTCACCGTTAACAAGACCTTCCGCACCGCTGCTCACTATGATGCTGGCGATCTGACTTCTGGTTTATCTAACCTGTTGACTCTATCGAACGATGGTCGTTACAGCGGTGCTTACCTTGTTGCACCTGAATATCGTGTCGCGGTTGATGTTCGCCCTGGTGACTTGCTTCTTATCAACAACCACGAAGTTATGCATGGCAATACTCCTATTCGCTGCGAAGAGGGTTCTGAACGTATCAGCCTCGTTGTTTATTTCCGCGAGAAGATGCTTGAACTGGGAACTAAGGAATATGAAGACTGCCGATTTGATTTTGTTGAATCACGTCGCCTAAATAAGGAACATCCAGAGTGGCGTCCATTGTGGAATGGTGTTAGTTCTGGTATGTGGGAAAGCCAAGACTGGTATAATTACCTAGAAGCAAAGATGGGAACTGAGACTTTGACCAAGTACCATCCAGGCTCTATTAAATCTTCTTCGCTTGAAGACTTCTTTTAAGGATAATTTATGAAAATTTTAATGGTAATGCATACGTTCAATAACTTCGGTGGTATTATTAATCACTGTGAACATTTGATGGCTGGTTTAAAAGAACTCGGTCACGAAGTTAACTTTGCGTATTTGAAGGGCAACAAAACTGTTCGTCCAGTTGTTATTCCTGAAGTTCTTGGTGAAGGCTGGGAGATTGGTGTTGGTTCGGGTTATCCTGTTCACCAGGGCGATGGTTGGATGGCACCTTACTACTCGTACAAAGTTAAAGAGTCTATCAACAAGTTTGTTGAGGATGCCAACAAGCATGACATCGTAATCTGGCAATCTATCTTTGGCTTTAAGAACAAAGACACTGAGAAGGATGTCAACTGGCTGCCGATGATCGAGAAGGTTAAGGCTAAGCAGGTTGCCATTATTCATGACGGTAACTTGAAGAAACTGTATACTTGGATTCAATTGTTCGAACAACATTTTGCAGGGCTGGCTTGTGTGCATCCTGCAGCTTATGATTCAGCTGACTTCATGAATGTTCCGCGTGCAATGATTCTGAACCCACAAGACATCGCTGGTATTCCTGAGACTCCAAGATATGCTGGTCGTGAGAACAAGATCCTTTCTATTCAAACATTCAAGCGTTGGAAGCGTGTTGATGATTTAGTTCGTGCAGTTCCACACATGCCAATGGTTAAAACTCTGGTAGGTGGATATGGTATGGAAGCTGCATACATGATGTCCAAGGAAAAGTGTAAGGAAGAATACTACTGTACGAAGGAGTATGATCCAGATGCAACTGACAAGATGTTGGGTAAGCGTATCTGGGAAAACGCTGAAGATTCTGGTACCTTTGAATATCTTGGATTTATCTCTGGCGGTAAACGTGATGAGATCCTAACTACATCTAAATTTCTTGTAGATCCAAGCTGGTCGAACACCTATGGTGAACACTTCAACCGTGTGGTGATTGATGCTATGCGTATTGGTACTGTTCCGATTGCAATTAACTACGGTGTTTCAAACAACGAAGAAGGTAACGGAGTTGTTCTAAAGGCAGGCGTAAATTATTGTATGTTGAAGCGTTCTTATACGCCAAGGCAATATGCTGAAAAAATCACTGAATATTGTGATATGAGTCCAGAGGCATACAAACAGATTCAGTTGAACAACTATGAACTGATTAAACAGTTTGACCGTAAGGTGATCGCTCAGCACTATGTCGATCTCGCGTTTGGTAAGCAAACTGGTTATCTAAATGAACTGAAGACCAAATCCAATCACGACCCTAAGCTGCCAAAGCTGGCTCGTAAAATGTTTGATGAACACTTCGAAGACAACACTGTAGATCTGGAATCGTTCTTTGGGTAAAATTAAAATAAGCCTAAATATTCTCTTTGGAGTTTAAACATGGCTGACTTGGGTAGCAAAGCAACGGATGGGAGACTATCCTTCATAAAATATGTTACAGAAAACAAACGCTTCTCTGAGATCGAATATGAGATCGAGAAAGGTAAGAGTACTCACATATACACGAAGAAGGATACTAATCTAGTTGCTGGCTCCAAGGAATTTAAAGCTGGTACTAAGATTAAAATAACTGATACGAAGTTATATGAAATTTCCAATATGAAACTTGCTTTAGTTCAAATCGGTGGTAGTAAAGGATTTATCCCTATCAATATGATCCGTAAGCCAACTGGAGGGAACGGAACTCAATATGAAGATGAAGTCGTTGACGCGATCAATTCTTATATCCTGGAAGCCGGGGGAACTGTTGATTTTAAGTTGAAGGGTGACTCAAAAGTATATAAAGATATTTCATATGCAGTGAAAGTTGATTCTCCTATTAAATCAAGAGCAGGTGTTAAGGGAGATCCAAAAGCAGATATTATTCTATGTAAGGATGTCAAAAATCCTACAGCCGCAGGATCAATATACATCTCACATAAAAAAGAAGGCGGTCCAGAAGCATTCCAACAATACGGTGGTTTATCTGAGCAATCAGGCGAGCATATCTATAATCATCCACTAGTCCAAAAGTTTCTTGGTGAAGTTGCTAAAGTTCTCGGAGACTCTGATCAATTACCAACTCCAATACTTGGTGAATTCAAAGATGATACTCTTTCCAATATGTCTATCTATGGACCAGACTACGGTAAAGCGTTCTCATTACAACATACTCAATTAATCGGACAGGGTAAACCAGTGTTCAAAAATACAGGTAAGACTACTGAGTTAGATTTCAGTAGTCATATGAGTTTATCTGGAGATTTATCTCACTTCACTGGTGGATATCTTCCTGTATTCGGAGCAACTTTCCGCGCAGGTCGTGGTTTTACTTATAAAGGCAATCGTTATAATGGAGCACGCGTTGCTATATATCCATATAAACTAATGGCTACGCGTGGTGGTTTAGTTATCGTTAAAGTTAAAAAATGAAAACACTAAAATCATTTATCGCTGAGGAAAAGAACACTCACATGGAACACCTGGAGGACCTAGTCTTCAACGAAGGTGTAGCTGGCACTCGAAAGGCGATCAACTTTCTGCGTGACCTCCGTGACATGCTTGCAGGCAACTCTGCTTCCAAAGTGACTGCCACTGTGAAGTGGGACGGCGCGCCAGCTATTTTTGCTGGTATTGATCCAAGAGACGGAAAGTTCTTTGTAGCTAAGAAGGGTATCTTCAACAAAGAGCCTAAAGTATACAAAACTGCAGCTGATATTGATGCTGAGTTGTCTGGAGATCTAGCCGATAAATTCAAGATCGCTCTCTCTGAATTCTCAAAGCTAGGCATCAAGTCTGGTGTTTATCAAGGTGACCTTATGTTCACTGACGATAAAAAGATCGAGATCATCGACGATGAGAAGTATGTTACCTTTCATCCAAACACTATCGTTTATGCCATTCCTTACTCTAGCGAGTTGGGAGCTAAGATTCGTTCTGCCAAGATCGGTATCGTTTGGCATACTACCTACGAAGGTAAGTCTTTTGAGACTATGTCTGCTTCCTTCGGTAAAGGTATCGTTGAGAAATTCAAGGATGTTCCTAGCATCTGGATGGACGATGCTAACTATAAAGACTACTCTGGTACTGCTACTTTCACTAAGTCTGAGACTGCTGCAGTAACTAAAATGCTTTCCGATGTTGGTTCTATGTTTCAAGCAATGAACCCTCTAACTCTCAATGCAATATCTAGAGACGAAGATCTATTGATGCAGGTTAAAACCTACAACAACTCCAAGATCAAAGCCAATACTCCAATCACTGATATCAATGCTCATGTGACTGGGCTTTTCGACTATATTCACGATAAGTTCCAGAAGGAAATTGAGTCCAAGAAAACGCAAAAAGGTAAGGATGTTCAGGAAGAAAAGCGTAAGAAGATTCTGTCTTTCTTCGCTAATCATGATAAACGTGAGATCGTTAAGATCTTTGAGATAGCTGAGAAGCTAACCACTATCAAAGAAATGATCATCAACAAGATGAACGAAGCTGGACATATCTCCACATTCATCAAGACTTCTTCTGGTTTCAAAGTTACTGGAGTTGAAGGTTTCGTTGCCATTGATCACCTATCTGGTGGTGCTGTTAAGATCGTCAATCGTATGGAATTTAGCAAGGCTAACTTCTCTTCCGATGTGATTAAAGGCTGGCAGCGATGAGCGACTTAAAAGATTTCTTGAATCTTATTGCAGAAGGGAAAAAGACTGACCCTTCTGCAAAACGTGCACAACAGATTAAGGAAAACATTAAAGGTGATCTGAGTGGCTTGTTCATCGAAATTGTCGAAAATAAAAAAGTAGACCCAGTTGCAATTCGATCACAACAAATTAAAGAAAAGATTAAGTTCGATCTAAGCGACATGTTTAGTGAACTCTCTTCATTAAAACAAAAAAAAGAAGAACTAGAAAAAGAAGTTATCGCTGAAGCTCAACCAGAGCCGATAGTTGAGGAAGTGGTTCAAGAAGAAAAGACTGAAGAAGTTCTGATAGAAGTTTCTCCTATCCAAACTCCAATTGGAGTTGTTGCTCCAGAGAATCAGATTCCTGATCTTGACAAATATCTAAAGACTGCTACTCCAAAAGAACCAGAAGTTAGTGTCACTCAACGTGACATTAAAACTGTAAATGATAAGATTAAATTCTTAGAGCAGTGGATTAGTAAGATTCAGAACACTGGTCCTGGATCTGGTGAAGTGAATCTTCGATATTTAGATGACGTTGATAAAGCAACAATTGGTGATGGTAAATACCTAAACTATAATGCCACTACTAAGAAGTTTCAGTTCTCCACTATTAGTGGCGGCACTGGAGGATCTTTCTCTGGTTCTTATAATGATCTAACTGATAAGCCTACAATACCAGATGCGCAAGTTAATAGTGACTGGAATGCAGTTAGTGGGTTAGCTCAGATTTTAAACAAACCAATTTTGTTTAGTGGTTCTTATACAGACTTAACTAACAAACCAACTTTGTTTTCAGGATCTTATACAGACTTAGCGAATAAGCCAACTCTATTCTCTGGTTCTTATACGGATCTAAGCAACAAACCATCTTTGTTCTCTGGTGCCTATGTAGACTTAACTGGTAAGCCTACTCTGTTTAGTGGATCTTATACCGATCTAACTGATAAGCCTAGTATTCCTAGCTTGACTGGATATGCTACAGAAACATATGTTGGAACAGCAATTTCTAATTTAGTTAATACTGCTCCTGCTACACTCGATACACTAAATGAGCTTGCTGCCGCGCTGGGAAATGAT